CCGCACAGCTCCAGATCCACGCACTTCGACCGTTCGACCGCCCCTTGGTGGAACGCGGTGTTTGCCGACTTTGCCGACCCTTCCTGCCGTCAAACATTCGTCCAAGCGTGCACTGGCGCAGGCAAGTCCACCGCACTGGAGGCGCTAGTGTGCTGGGCCGTGGCTCAACAGCCTGGGCCGATGTTGAGCATCACTCAGACCGACGCGACCAGTGCCGAATGGATGGCGACCAGGCTCCTGCCAGTCCTCAACGCGTGCGAACCGCTGCGGGGATTGATGCCGACGAACAGGCACCACACCAAAAAAGACGGCATCTATTTCGCGCACATGCCGCTGATGCTTGGGGGCGCGAACACCAGCAATGCGCAGGAAAAGTCCGTGCAGGTTCTGTTTCTCGACGAGTGCTGGCAGTACAGTGACCTGATCACGCAGTTCAAAAAGCGACTCCATGACCGATGGAACGGCTACGCGCTCCTGACCTCGCAGAGTTTTGAGGAGCCGCACCAGCTCACCGAGGAGTGGAGATCTGGCGAGGAGTTCCAGTGGTGTCACTCCTGTCCCGGGTGCAGCGAATGGGTCAAACCGGCATGGGTCGACATCAAATATGAGGAGGCAAAAAACGAAAACGGAGAGTGGAACTGGGGGGCGCTTGTTAAAACGGTGCGCCATGAGTGCCCGCACTGCGGACACATCACTCCTGACACAACCGCGGCACGGCGTGCACTGACCCAGCGCAGCGAGTGGCGCACTGAGGGCAATGACCACGTCGAAGGCTACCGCTCCCGGCGCGTGTCCGCCCAGTCCGTTTACTGGATCCGGTGGGCCGACCTCGTGATCCAGTGGTGCCAAGCGTCCGACGCTCGACACCTCGGGGTGCTGCAGCCCACCAAGGACTTCCGAATGCAGCGCTTGGCTGAACCGTGGAAACAGGAGGAGGAACTGCCCGCTCTTGAACTGGAGGCCAGCGAGTATTTTACAAACGAATGGCAGGATGGCCGGCCAATGCCAGACGAGGCTGCTCGTGTTTTCACGGTGGATTGCCAGCAAGACCATTACTGGGGCATCTGCCGAGTGTGGCTCAAAAACGGGCACAGCCGCCTTTTGTGGGCTGGCAAAATCTTGACCGTAGACCAGCTCCGCGAGATCCAGACCAGGCTTAAGGTGCCCGACAAGCGGACCCTACTGGACGCTGGCAACTCGTTTCACGGGCGGGTTTACGATACGTGCGCCAAATACGGGTGGACCGCGCTCGTGGGGCGCGCGGAGGATCATTTCACGGTGCGCGGGCAGGATGGAAAGGCGATCCGGCGATATTACTCCGCGCCGGACCGCGTGGTGGCGCCGACAACGCGGGACGCTGCGGGCAAGCGGGTGTTTGTCACGTTTTTCTATTGGGCGTCGGATCCAATCAAAGACATCCTCGCTAACCTGCGCAACACGGGGTCACCAGTCTGGGAGTTCCCGCAGGACGCGCCCGCGGAATACGTGCGGCACCTTAACAGCGAGCGCAAGCGGGCGACTGTGGACAAGCGCACCAAAAAAACCCGCCTCCGGTGGACCGCTACAGGCCGCCCAAATCACATGTGGGATGCCGAGGCAATGAACGTGCTCGCCGCGCAGATCCTTGGCATCCTGCCGGATATGGCCAGTACCGCACCAGAGGTTGACGAGCCTGCCGTCACAGAGTAGATTGACCGCTCAACAACCTCGAAAGGGGCTGCTGGCAAGGACAACGAAAGAACGCCCGGCTCTGCGTGTGCAGATGTCCGGGTTTTTTCTTGTGAAAACCCTCTCTTGTAGATGGCTCCCGACACCAGACTCCTCCTCCAAGTTTTCCTAACTAGGGACGTGGCCGAGTTGCGCGCCATTGTAGCGAGCAAGTTTGACCTGGTGCTGGCAGGCAAGAGTTCGCTGGTGTCGTCGTCAATTGACGGGGCCGCGTTCCAGTTTAACGTGGGCGGCACACTGTCGCCGCTAGATGTTGTCATGCTGGCGCAGCAGGCTCTTAATTACAAAGCCGCAGGTATTTCCGCTCCGGTGCGCAGGACTCAGGCGTATTTCATATGAGTTTCCTAGACAAAATTAAGAATCTCATGGGCGTGGGCACACCCAAGGTGGGCGCCAACAACAGCGGCGCCTACCGTCGGCAACGGCTTGTGGAGGGCGGCGTCTGGGGCGAGCCGTGGTGGCGCAACCACACCCAGAGCATTTCCAAAGAGTTGACAGTTGGCGAATGGCGCACGGTCAACAGCGCGGCTAGGAAACTGTACTGGAATAACGGCATGGTCAATGCCGCAATAGATCAAAAAAGCATGCTGTCCGTAGGGATGGCGATGCGGCCGATTTTCACCGGCGCAGACCGTGAGTGGGGCAAGCAGGCCGAGGCCGTCCTGCTCGACTGGTACCAAATTTGCTACCTTGACGGGAAAAGCTGGTGGGAGGGACTTCGCTTGGAGTCCACCGCCATCGACCGTGAAGGCGATCTGCTCACGATCCTGACGACGAGCGCCAGCGGCTACCCGCAATTGCAACAGGTGCCGTGGCACCAGATCGGATCTCGTGGCGACGAGGGTCCGCTAACCACTGGCCGATACGCAGGGCTCAAGATTTACAACGGGGTGATCCTGTCCAAAACCAACCGCCCCATTGCCTACCGAGTGTTAGGCGAGGAGCCTGACGGCAGCCAAGACAGAGACATTCCCGCCCAGGCGTGCATGCTCACGATGGATCCGCGCGAGGTGGACCAGGTGCGGGGCATTTCCGCGTTTGCTCCTGCTATCCGCGACTTGATGAGCCTTAAGGATCTGGGCGACGACATCCAAAGCGCTTCCCGGATGGCTGCCAAAATAGGGCTGCTTGTCACCAACCAACAGGGCATGGCTGACGCCAGCGACGCGTACCAGGCATTGACCGAAACCGCTACGGGCAACTGCTCACCGGGGTTGCGCTACACGCCGATGCAGGGCGGGCGCATAGAGTATCTGACCGCCAACGCTGGCGAGTCCATCAACCAGATTGACGCCAAAATCCCGACCGAGGCGCAGGACCGCCTACAGGAAAGGCTCATCCGCAACGCTCTGCTGGCCGCGCAATGGCCGCCTGAGTTTGGGTGGGACATGAGCAAATTGGGAGGCGCATCCGCTCGTATCATCCTAGAGCAGGTAAACCGGATTACGTCCGAGCGGCACGCTTACCTGTCCGCATTTTGCAAGCGCCGGTGCGCCTACGCCGTGGCAAATTTCGTGAAACTTGGCATCCTCCCGCCTTACACAGGCGCAGATGCATCACGCGGTGGAGCTTACCAGTTCCGGTTTACCGAGCCTGCCAGGCTGACCGCCGACAGCGGCTACGCCAGCCGCGACGCAATTGAGGCGTACCGCGCCGGAATGCGCAGCATGACTGACATCCTAGCGAGCGGATCCAAAACCCTAGAGGAGCACCTTGATGAGGTGGAGCGCGAGGAGCTTGAAATTAACAAGCGCGTCCAACGCTCAGGACTCAGCCGCGACGTGTTTGGACTTTTGACCCCCAACGGCAACCCGCCGACAACCATCCCCACCGAATGAAGTTCCAGCGCGTTATTGAGCAAGTTTTCTACCGCCCGTGGCTTATCACTCCCGGCGGGTACGCAGCAGTCCGGCAGCTGGTGGAGGGGCGGCTGGTCCGCGCCAACGGTGACGAATACGAAAAGATGGCGGGGATGATGAACAAGCGGGAACCGATGGAGATTGACGGGCAAGGGATTGCTCACATTTGCATCGACGGCACGCTTGCCAAGGGCATTTCCGCGCTGGAAGCTTGCTGCGGCGCTTGGGATTACGAATGGATTTCCGAGGACATTGAAGAGGCCGTAGAGGCTAACGTGCGCGGGATCATGCTGATGGTTAACTCGCCCGGGGGCAACTGCACCGGCTGCTCCGAGGTCGTGGATCTGATCCAAGCGTTGACGGTGCCCATCGTGGCCTACAGCAACGACACCGCTTGCTCGGCCGCGTACAACATCGCCGTGAGTTGCGACCGGCTGATTGGCTCCGTTGGTTCAACGTGGGGCAGCATTGGCACAATTATTCCCTGGCTCGATCAGTCCGCAGCCTACGAGGCGCAGGGACTTAGCTGGGAGCCTATTACCAGCGGCCCGCTCAAAGGCGCAGGCATGGGGCCATCATTAAGTCCCGCACAGCGCGCTAGTTTGCAACAGCTCGTGGACGACAGCTTTGAGCAGTTCAAAGGCAACGTCCTTCGCAACCGGCGCGTTGCCGATGAGTACATGACCGGCGCAGCCTATCTCGCGCCGCGTGCGAGGTTGGGCAATCTGATTGACGACGTCGGAACGGAAGAGCTTGCATATCAGGCTCTCCTTGGTATGGTGGGCATGTAGTGGTTTAAGGTTTATTTGTCTCTTGCCCGCCGGAGTTTGGTTTCTCCGGCGGGCTTTTTGTTGTGGAAATCCAGTTAGGTAGATGGATCATTTACCCAACACCCTGACCGACGCGCTGGCCGCGCTCTCTGCCGCGCAGGCAGACGTGGCAGCGCTCAACGCACTAAGCGCCGAGCACACCGCACTGGTGGCAACTTTCGACGCTTTGAAATCCCGCGCCGTGGAACTGTCCGCAGCGCTGGACCTTGCAAACGCAAACAATCTTGATCTGGCCGCAGCACTCGACGCCATGAAGGCATCCGAAGCTGACGCTTCTGCGAAAGCAAACGCCATTGTCGCCAACTTGGGAGTGGCTCCTGTTGCCATTCAGCCCGAAGAACTTTCCGCGCCTAAAACCAAAGAACAGCTTTGGGCGCACTATACGACTCTTGGATTCAGCGAGCGCAATGAGTTTTACGCCGCTAACAAGAAAGCAATGCAGCTCTAACCCTCACCTACCTAAAATCATATGGCCCTCAATGGCGTTTTCCTCAGCCAAATTTCACAGGCTTCATTGGCCTACCTTACCAACGCGTTTGCTCCCCTCCGGGGCATTACAACGGACTTTTCTACCGACATTGCATCGGCAGGGTCTTCCGTAACAACTCGCTTTGCTACGGTCCCGTCCGTTGTAGACATCACTTCCGAAGGGTACGCTCCTGTCGCCGGTGACACGACTGCTCGCACGATCTCGCTCGACCAGCATCGCGGCGTAACGCTGGGCTTCACGGACATTCAAGTCCTTCAGTCTTCGATTAACTTCCGCAACCTGTTTCTGGCTCCGATGATTCAGGCATTGGGAGCTGACATGTTTGGACAGCTTTGGAATTTGGTGACCGCTGCGAACTTTGCGCAGACTCCCTTGTCCTCCTCCGCTGCTAACTTTGACCGCGAGGACGTGATTGACCTCGGCGTGACGCTGACGCAGACGCTCAAGGCTCCAAAGATGAGCCGCAGCGTTATTATGAATCCCGCCTATTACGGCGCGATCTCCAAGACATTTATCTCTGCTGAAATTCCCGGCATCACGCCTTTCAAGGCTGACGGCACCGTGCCCCGTGTTTCGGGCTTTGACATCTACGAGAGCGATTTGTGCGATGTAAACGGCGAAGCGCTGGCAGGCTTTGCGTTGCATTCCAGCGCGCTCATCATGGCCGCTCGCCGCGTTAATCCCGAAGCCGCTTTGCAGGATTCGATTGAAATTGCCGAAGTTGTGGTGCCTGACCTCGGGCTCCCCCTAACTTTTCGGGCCTACTATAACCGTGAATTAGGGCAGACTTGCATCAACGTCTCCTGTATTTGGGGCGTTGCAAAGGGAACCGGAATGGGCGTCCGCATCGTCACTCCCGCCTAAGTCTAACAACTTGAGAGCCGGGGTTCCCCTCACGGGGGGCTCCGGCTTTTTTCCGATTATCCCATGAAAATCTCTCTCGTTCTCGAAGACCTCGGTGCAGGCCCGCAGGTAATCCTTTCCACGGGCTCTCCCGACGAAGCCCGTAAGTTTTACAAGGCTCACAATAGCCCTGGGCGCGTCTATCTGGTGTGCAACCCTATGCCTAATGGATCAAAGCTCAACAAGGGCATCCTACAGGCTCCCAAGCCTGTTGCTCGGCGCAAGGCTGAACCGCTTTTGTAATGTCCGAGTTTCTTGCCATCACTGCCGCTGCAATGGCTGACGCAATTGGCTACATGCAAGCCGATACCGTTGTCTACCTCGGCGTGACGGTGTTTGGCGTGGCGAGTGAAAAGGAAAGCCAGACCCTTGCCATCGGGGGCTTCGAGTCGCACTTTGCCGGTTCTGCTCGCGTTGAAAAAGCCGGGTTTCCGGTGCCGGTAAAAGGAACCAAGCTGACGCTCAACAACAGGGAGCTGCGCATCGGCGACATTGGAGAGGATCCGATTTCGTGGACGTTGTTTCTGGAGGATCCGAGCCGATGATCGACCTGCTCACATGCGAGGTGATCCGTGACGAGATCGCACCGGACTTCACTGGCGTGTACATCGGGCTACCTCACGACGGCGAGAGTATCACCATGCCCTGCGTGTTGCTGGATCTTCGAGGCGACGCACTTGTGGGCGGTCCGCTGCAACGTGGGGCGCTGACAGTGGCCGCCATGAGCCAAGCCGACGACTCTACTGTGCAGCAACACATTGAGCTAGTGCAGCAAGTGACCGACGCGATCAAGGCGTGCACTGGCGCAGGTGGCGCGGTGCAGATTTACGGCGTGGTGGCTACTTCTTCCGAAGCGCAAAACACAGAGCGGCACTGGATTACCAACCTCCAATTTACCCTGGGCTATGGCCCGCAACCCTAAAACACATATGCCTACATTTGGCGTCGACTCCACATTTGGCCTGACCGTTCCCAGCGGCAGCTTTGCGCAAAGCTCTGAGAGGACTCAGGAAGTTGAAACTGCAACAATCAAAAACGCAATTGGCCGCGTGATTGTGGCGCAGGCAAAGCCGCGCAGTAAAACCACTGTAACGCTGCGCACTAAAGGCGTTGCATCCCTTTCCACAGTCACCGTTGCGGACTTCACAAGCCTCACAGTGACCTCCTCCAAGTACAACGAAACCAACGACGATTTCCCGACATCGGAAATCACGGGAACTCTTTTCGAATAATATGGCTACCTTTGGAATCACCAAAATTGCGGGAACTCTTGTTGAGTCCGTTGACTGTACGCTGACGGGCGAGACCAAGGAACTTGTCAACGCCGACGGGACACACTCTGCGGCTCGCATTGTGGACACGCAGTTTTCTTTTTCCGTGAAAGGAAAAGGCGACCTGCCTTCCATCACGCTGGGCGGTAACACCGGCGAACCGGATGGAGTCACCGGAAAAGTGATCATCACGAAAATCACGGAAAGCCAGACCAATGAGGACTGGGAGGGCTGGAGCTACGACGGCGTCGGCTACACCGCCGCGAGTTAAACGCTTAGGCGCATCTGATTATGTCACACCTTAAAGCAGGAATGCGGATTGACTTTATCCGCGATAACATGCCCCCGCTCAAGTCGCCAAATACTGACTTGATCGGGGCGTGGCTGGCAGTTGGCGGGCAGTTGCTGGATGAGGAAAACTTCCAAGACACGGTAGAGGAAACGAGCGAGGGCGTGCGCAGACAAGTGGTGTGGAGCGTCAAAGGAGACGTGCAGGCGACTTGCGATGGCGAGCAGTTGAGTTTTGAGGAGTTTCGTCGGCGTTGGCTGTCCGAGGAGTGGCGCAAGGCGAACCCGGCGCACCTGGTCACCATTCTAAAGGCGCAGCGAGATTACACGGTATCGCTCAAGGACTGGCTGAAACAACAAAAGCCGTGCGCACTCATCCGCAAAGGCAAGCGGCATGTGGTAGTGCATCCCGACCTTCCCGAAGCTCAAAAGCAAAAGCTCATTTCCCAATTATGACAAATCTCCTCCTTGGTCCCGTTGAGATTGACGGCATCACACTGCGGCCCTTTACCCTGCGCAGCCGCCTAAACTGCATGGCGCTGGGGCTCACTCTTTTTACGGACACGGAAGGCGCTCCGCTGTCGCCATTGCAGGTTGAGGAGCAGATCCTTGCGCTGGCATGGGAGCGCTCGCAACCAGTTGCGGCAGTGCGCAAAGCCATTGACGCAGGCACAGCTTGGGACGAGATCCACAGCTTTGCCGACTCGATGCCGCTGACTGCACTTCCAAAACTGATTGCCGAAATTAACCGCGTGGCGTCCGAGATCAAAGACGCAACTGTGCAGGTCGTGCCGAGGACAGAAGGAGAGGACAAGGACGCGCCGGGAAACTGATTGGGCCAGGGTGGGAAATTGGATTTATTTTCACGCTGGCCGAAAAAACAGGATGGACCGAGGACACAATCCTAGACCTACCAATGCAGCGAGCGCTTGGGTATTACCACGCGGCGTTGTGGAGTGCTGGAGCGTGGACGGTCAAAGAGCAGGCGCCACCGACCGAACAGCTGGCGCGCTTGCTAGCATTTGCGGAGGTGCCCGATGAAGCTGACGCTGAATGAGGCGCAGGCTGAGTGGGGAGCCACTACGCTGACTCGCATCGTGGAAGGCGTCGCGACAGGAGGTATTGCTCTGCCGGAACTGATGGCGCTTTCTTTTGTGGATTACATGACCGACGTCCGAGGAGTGACCCCTCCAGCTAAAAGCGCGCGCGCAGTTGGGTCCATTGACTTTGCTCGCGGAAAGGCTGCCATCGAGGTGGACCTTGGCCGCGCGTTTATTGTGACGGCAAAGGGCGTTGTCTCAGCCATTCCCGGTAGCAAGGCCGCTGGCAAGCTTGCGGGTGCAGTCACCAAGCTCTCGACTAAAACGGGGCGCAAGGTGGCGTCTAGGCTCGCGAAAGTGGTGAACCTTAATCGAGCCAAAAAGGCGGGGCGGTATGTGGCCGCCCAGGTAAAAATCGGCGCTCAAGTTGCTGGCAAAAAAGCCATGCAGGAAATCAAAAGCGCTGCCGATGAAGACCCCCAAAGCTGGTACGAAAAGCAGCGCCGCAACGGGCGATTTGCTGGCCGGCAACGGATGGAGATCGACCCAAGCAGACTCTCAAACATCCGGCGCGCGCTACAGTCTCGCATTGGCTATCTTCAAAGCGGTTGGAACGCAGCTTCCGAGCGGTTTCAAGCGGAAATACCAAGCTGGATTTCTGGCAAGGGCGGGCGGGGAACTATCAACGTGGGGCGCACCGACCAGAAGCTGAACATCCGCGCAGAGAATCAGGTGCAGTACGCTGGCGGCATTGAGGGAATGCAGCGGCGGTTAAATTACGCAGCCATCAAAGCATTGAAGCGAATCGAGGCAGACGCTGGGAAAACTGCCGAAAAGTCTATGCAGCAAATAATCGACAAATGAGCGCAACCGCACAACTCGCACTAGACGTTCGGGGATTTTTGGCAGGAATGGACCTTGCCAAGCAAGGGCTTACTAGCTTTCGCGCTGAGTCTGGCAAGGTGGACGAAGGCAGCGGAATGGCACGGCTACAGGTGGCGGCTATAGCGCTTGCTGCTGGGGTGGCGGCGCTAGGGGTGGCGATGTACAAAGGCGTTGTTTCCACCATTGAACTGGGCGCAACGATGGTTGACACCAGCAACAACGTCGGGTTGACCGTGAGAGGCATTTCAATTTTGGGGCGCAGTTTGCAAGAGGTTGGCGGGATTGCTGACGACGTGGCACCTTCAACGCAAAAGTTCAACCAGGGGCTACAAGATGCCGCAAAAGGCGCTGGTCCGCTTGTGGGCATCTTGAAAGACGCGGGCATCTCAATGGAGGTGCTTGCCAAAATGACAGTGGCCGAGCGGATGGAAAAAGTGGCCGCTGCGATTGGCAAGATTTCGCATCCGACAAAGCAAGCGCAGGCAGCCGCCGCAGCATTTGGGGAAGCTGGAATCAAAATGGTTGCGGCTCTGAAGCCGGAAGCACTCAACAGCGCTGCCGCTGCGATGGGATCACAGGCTCAGATAATGCAAGCCAACGCTGGCGTGTTTGCTCGGATCATGCAGCTAATGGGCGCGCAAGGGTCGTCGCTTAACAGCTTGGCAGTGGCCGCTAAAGGCAAACTGCAAGGACTCTTTACGGGCATCGCTTCTGGGGTGGCTCCGACGGTGCTTAAAATCATGGAGGCCAGCGCAACGGGCGGTATGAGCCTTGCGGCATCCATTCGGCAGTTTTCGCCAGCTCTGGAACCGCTGGCGGCGCTTGTAGAGTCTTTGGTAAAAATGGACCTTGCTGGAGTTGGTGCACAGTTGGGCGCAGGCGCTGCCGCAATTGCCGAGGCCATAATGAACGGCGACGCGATTGAGTTTCTAAAGGCGGGACTGGTCGTCGCTGGAGTCGAGTTCAAGATGGCTCTACAACAAGCATCCGACGGGCTTTCTGAGGCGTTCACAAAGGCCAAGGATTACTTGGGCATGCCTAACCTTATTGAGCAGCTAAAGGCTGGGATGGCAGCGGCAGGAACCGCTTTAATGGGCATTATTCAGAAAGGCATGGCGACGCTTTTACAGTCGCTTCGGAACTCATCTGACTTTCTGCAAAATGCCATTAAGCCGGAAACCGTGTTGGCACTGGCAAACGCAGGGGCCAAAGCCAGCAAGGACGCAGGAACGGCAATCCAACAGGCAGTTCAAAATTTAGGGACCAAATTCGAAGGCGGTGGCATTTCGCAACAGGACCAGACCGAAGCCGACGACGCTAGGAAGCGCATGGCAGAGATTAGCGCCAAGGCAACGGCAGCCGCCGGGTTGACAGCAACAGAGATGCGCAAGCAGTTTGCGACTCCTGCCGCTGGCGAGCAGGCCATTACAATGAAAGCAGCGGCCGCCGAGGCCCCTGTGGGCATGATTGTGTCGAGTCTTGCCAAAATTGGAGGCGACCAGGGCGGATCTCAACAGACTGGGATGCTAGACATTGCCCGCTCGCAATTAATTGCGCAGCAGGAGACGGCAAAGAACACTGCCAAAATAGCTGAAAAAATGAAAACCACCAGCGGATCGTCTGACAACGCTGGAAGTATTTACCAATAATGGCCACACTAACACGCACTGAGCTGGGACGGGATGCGCGGGGGAATAAATACCAGACAAACGTCACTGAATCGTTTGAGGATATAACTCCCGACAATTCCGCGTCGTCTTGGACGAAAGTACATGCGGACGGCATCTACACACTGACTGAGATCTACACCGAGGCGGTTCCAGATCCCGGCGGTGGCGGGGGAGATACTTTCCCTGACATTTGGAGTCTGGACATCACAACCGGCAGTGAGCCGATTGAATCCAACACGACGTTCAAAAATTTCATGTCGGAAGCCGAAATGGGAAACTGGACCGCGTGGAAGATGGGAAGGGAAACTGCAACGGATCCCAAGACTTCAACCAATTCAGTTGTCCAAGCGCTTTACAAAAGATTCAACCGCGGCGAAACGGATTACCTGGCGCCCAGATCTGTTTTGAAGCTTCAAAGAGTCTACACAGCACCGCCTAGTTTGGCGGGCGTTGGATATGCCAGCGGTACGCCTGATGGGTGCCCCTTTAGCTTTAACACCGATCTCAACTGGCTTTTTACCGGCGCGCATGCGGTAAAAGAAGGCAATTTGTACCGCGTAACAAAAGAGTGGCTTTCGTCCGCAAACGGAAAGTGGGATAGCTACTTGTACGGGGGAGGAAGTTAATGGACCTACCAGACGCACAGCGCAGGATGCCAATTTTGGCGGAGCACATTCAAAAGCTCTCCAACGCAATTCGGCAAAATCGCATCCGCCCAGGGCTTGGGTATTACTTGAAAGAGACCAGCAGTGGGACGTCTTTGGTTTTCCCGGCATCTATGATTGGGGGCAGCGGCGGAGGCGGCGTTGCATGTCCATTTGAAGTAAGCGACGCAAGCGAAGGTAACACGCTCAAGGTCCAAATTGCTTGGGGCTTGATTTGGCAAATGCTGCCGACTGGCATGTATCCCGACAATGACCCGCCGTTGAAATTGACGGTCACTCAGACGTGCTACATCTACAGCAAAATCACGTTCAACACCAATTCGCTGATCCCATCGGCAGTTGCGTTTTCGGTCGAAACTGGCATCACCCAAAACACTTCAACGACTCAATACAACCTTATTGCAAGGGTGTTTGTAGACGAGGAGGCAGAGCCTAAAGTCATCAGCAGCATCAGTAACATCTGCCAGCAGCCTTTCCCGAGCCCGTGTAGTTTGGCGCCCGCATCCTAAAAGATGTCCACAAACGACTTCAACAAAACTGCCACCTTAAACATTGGCATTCAAATTGCTGGCAACGGAAAATTCAGCCCGCTGCAATCGTCCTATGGCATTCCAATGGACTGGACGATCAGCGGGGCCATGACTAAAACTCCAAAGGAATCGACAGAGACGATTAAACAACAAACTTGCGGACAAGGCGTTGCGCCAACAGATCCAGCATATTTTTTGAGTTTTGGCGCACAAGGCAGCACTGGCAACACGTCTGGCACGGTTGACGTTGGAGCGTTGCCGCCTCGCAACCCGGCGTTTTTGGACTCCAAGCCGCTCACAGGAACTTGGCTGGTGAATACTGAGCCAGTCCTTAGCGCAGATGGTAAGGTCGATGGCAACGACGCTGGTGGTTATTATATCGTAAAGCGCCCTGTTTCAGTTGTTAATGTTGATGACCCGATTGTAATCGACCCGCCAATCGACAATCTCAATCGAGTTTACGAGGGCGACATCGTTTATGTTGCGGGAGGCAAGTGGAACGTGCGTCCACAGTATCGTTTCCCCAAGCCTGACAGGACGTTCTTTTGGACGCCAAACGAAGACCCGGTGCTTGCATCTGGAGGGCTAGTTGACGGAAATCGTGCATTGCCGGGCACAATAATGCTGGCGGATTCAAACTACTACATCTCGCAACAAAGCGACGGCTTTGACGGAATGCAGTATTTTTACGAAGGACAGGGGGTGCTTTTTGACGGTCAAGTTTGGAGCAAACAACTGGGTGATCCTCTGGTTTACGAAACCGAAAGCGGGGGAAATGAGTTTCGGAATCTGGACATAAATTATCAAAGCCTTCAGCTTTACGAATCCTTGTTGGAGCAAGACCAAAGGAACAAGGGACAGGTCTTTGGCTACCAGCCAATCAACTACGAGATGCCAATCACTTTTACGGTGACGCCTCCACCTCCTGAACCCGGGGGGGAACCGAGCGAGCCGTACACAATTGACTTTTACTTTTATTGGCTCAGTCCGCAATTAGGAGTTGTGGACAACGCGCTTCCGCCAAACATTCGTTACGATTTTGGCGACGCCTGGTCAAAATATTACCTCGCCAATTTTGAGTGGCTCAAAGCGCGTCCATCAATTGGGTTTGCTTTTATTGGCGCGGGATTTGTGCTTAAATCGAAACCTGAAGCCGGGCAAGAGGAAGAAGTCCTTTATTTGTCGATTGAAGCGTTAGAGGATGGCAACGTAACAACAATTACGGAAGAGGGACAAGACCCCGACGGCAACGAGCTTGTGAACACGTTTACAATCACGACCACTTTGATTCCTTCCCAATCATGACAACGCCGAACTGGGTCGTGCAAAAGCGAGTTTTGACCTGCATTAATTGCCATCAGCGCACTGGGTGCGTTGTTAAGTGGCAGGTCTACGCAGATGCGCCAACGTGCCATCTCAACGCACTGCCATCAGTTGCGGAGGAGATTGCAGCCAGGGCGTGGCCGGCGCACGCACAGCCAGTGTCGGGCTGCTGCGACTCATCCCAGAATTACTTGTGAAAACCCCCTCTTTGTAGACATGGTCGCCGTCCAAACATCCTCAACAATCCAGCGCGGGACGGACTGGGATTTTTCCTTTTCCCTTCAAGAAGACGGGCCGTGCAGCCAGTACGCTGACCTGTCCGCGTGGTTCGTCGCGGTGACGCTTAAGACATCTGCCGGTGCATCGCTAACGACCCCCAGCATCGTGCGGCCAACGCCCGAGACGGTGGCGGTGCGGCTAACTAACACGCAGACCGCTCTTTTATCGGCGCAATTTGGCGCCGTGCTAACCATTAACGTCCAGCGGCCCGACGGATGGGATATCCGGCTAATCGAGGCCCGCGTCACAATCTCATGAGCTGCGATAACTCTTGCGGCCCTTTGGTCGTCACACTTCTCACCGGCGTACCAGGCATGACTGGGCCAGCAGGTCCGCAAGGTCCGCAAGGACCTCCTGGTGCGCTGACTAGCATCACCGGCGACCTCTCGCTAGCTGCCGGTGAGACTGAGACCGTGGCAACGGTGACCGGCATTCAAGGGCAACCAGTCTCTGGCACGGATCCGACCGCCAACCAAGTTTTTCAATTTAACGGCACCGAGTGGGTGCCAGCAACGTACACCGCAGGCACTTACTGAACACGACCATGGCATTCCCGATAATTCCTATCCGCAACGCTGTTGCGACTTCCGAAATCGCACCACTCTCCGGCGCTCTCCAACTCGGGGAGCTGGCCGTCAACACCCAGACGAATAAGCTGTACGTCAAAGGCAACAACTCCGCAGTCGTGGAGATTGGCGGTGGCGCAGTGCAGACCTCCCAGCTCACCACGCTCGCGACTCCCAACGGCGTCCCGCAACTCACTGGCTCCGGGCTTATTTCGAGTTACCAGATCAGCGCGCTGACAACCAGCCAGGTTGCATTCCTGACGACGACCGCTGTTGCTGGACTTGTCCCGCAGCTAGGGGTGGACGGCAAAATTCCAAGCGCGTTGCTCCCGCCCGCATCCGTTGGCGCGCTGACTTACAAGGGCGCCTGGACCGTCAACAGCTCGCCGGTAATTACATCCGGTGGCGGTGTGGACGGCGGCACCGCTGAAAAAGGCGATTACTACGTTGCAGCTAACAGCGCGGCGCTTTCGCCAGCCATTGACGGGCAGACATACGTGCAGGCAGGCGATGTAATTGCCTTCAACGGCGCGACATGGGACTTTATCGACGGTGCGAAGTCCGAGGTGCGCAGTGTCAACTCTGTTTCCCCAACGGCAGCGGGGAACGTGGTGCTGACTCCGGCAGACATTGGCGCTCTCTCCACTGCCGAGATCACGCAGCTTGCTGAAGCTGGCAAAGTCCCCCAACTCAACGCCAACGGGCAGATCGCAACCGCCCAGCTGCAAATCGCCAGCACCGCGCAGCTTGGGATCCTGAGCATTGACCCGCTCTCCTCGAACGGCCTTTCGATCTCGGGCGCCGGTGCTGCCAAAATTATCCCCGGCACCTCGACGGTGGTGGGCGGGGTGAAATCATCCGCCTCTATCGAAATCGCAGGCGACGGCACTGCAACCGTGGCATCCGCTGGCACTTACTAACCTATGGCTTTCCCGATCATCCCGAAAAAGAGGAGCGGGGCGACGGGCTCGCCGACCTCGCTGACCGTTGGGGAGCTTGCCGTAAACACCGCCACAGGAGAACTCTTCCTGGGCGGTGACACATCCGTCCTACTCCTCAACCCGCCGACGGCAGCGGGCACTACGGCAACCGAGCGCACCGGCGACGGGACCACCACGGCGTTCACGTTTACCGGCTATTCCAGCACCGACGACGGCGCCTATTTGGTAAGCGTGGGCGGCATCGACCAGCCACCGAGTAAGTACAGCGTGAGCAGCACCGCAGGCGGGACTATCACGTTTGTCGAGGCGCCAACAGCGGGAGAGCTTATTAGCATTCGGGCCATCGTGGCGGGATCTGGGGGTGGTGGTAGCGGGGATGCGACCTCACTACAAAGCCAGCCTATATCTGCAGCGGCGCCTGTTGCCGGTCAGCTGCTGGAGTTTACGGGCGAGGAGTGGGAGCCCAAATACACAACGGAGTTTGGATCTCCTTATGCGCCTGGCAGCAGTAGTTACACACTTGCTCGGTTGGGCGGCAATACCGAATGTAGTCCAGGCAGCGTTGCAATTGGGGACAATGCTAGAGCATTGGGGCTCAACGAGAGCGTTGCCATTGGCATTTTTGCGATTGCAAACAGCAGCCAGTCAATTGCAATTGGGCCTTACGCACAAGCAACTGACTCTGGCTCAATTGCCATCGGAGAAAACACAACCGCATTGAGCGAAGGAATTGCGCTTGGAAAAAGCGCAAACGCATCGAGCGAAGGAATTGCGCTTGGAAAAAACGCAGTAAGCACAGGTGGATTGTCAATTGCCGCTCTATCATTGACGGGGTCACCAACGGACCCCTCAACGGTAATTTCGTACATGGCAATCACACTCAATGGCACATTGTACTACATGCCTCTTTACCAATAATTTATGCCGCTCAACTCTCCAATCATTACCGGCGACGTGTCCGGCGGGCTGCACTCGACGAGCGTGGACAAGCTCAAGGGCAACGCGGTGGCAGCGACGGCGCCAACCAGCGGGCAGACGCTTGTCTGGAATGGCACAGCGTGGGCACCAGCTACGCCCTCTAGTGGGGGCGGTGGGGGCGCAAACGGGCTGACTTATTATCTCAACCAGGGCACCGATGCCGACGCGCCGACGATCAACCTGCCAGGCACTCCAAAACAGCTTGGGCGCAGTGCAGACGCGAACCAGACAACAGCAGCTAGCGGCACGCTGACCCCGGAAACGTGGACGCAGTTTGCCGGATTTGTCACCGAGTCCACGCCGCAGGATCCGGGCTCAACTGACATCCCGGCGGGGCTGTGGGATTTCAACGTGTGGCTTGTGGGGGTGGCTGACAACAACCACAGCAACAGCGTGCGGGCTAAGGTTTTCAAATATGATGGCAGTGCGGCGCCGACGCTCCTTGCGACCTCCGCAGCGGTGACGATTGGCACGACTGCCGCGCTTGTTGGGTTCACGGTGCTGGTGCCGGAAACCGCGATGCTGGTCACAGATCGCATTTTTGTAACGCTAGAAGCCTACGCGACTGGCAACGGGCACAGCGTCACTGGGCAGTTTGGTGGCAGCACTCCGAGCCATGTTCACACCTCCCTCGGGCTTGTGGCAGGGACGGGTCTTTGGAAAAACGTAGCGGGCGTGCTGCAATCGCCTGCGAGCCTGCTTGTTAACGCTGACGTAGACGCTGCTGCGGCTATTGCGCAAAGTAAGATTAGCGGGTTGACTACTGACCTTGCGGCAAAAGCCGCAAAAACTGTTGTCGAAATTTTTACGAGCAACGGCACTTGGACAAAACCTGCTGGAGCAGTTGCTGTTGAGGTGCATGTGATCTCAGGCGGCGGCGGCGGTGCCAGTGGGCGAAAAGGTGGAGCGGGAACAGTTGCACCCGGCGGAGGTGGCGGCGGCGGCGGCTCTTACTCAATACGTAGTTTTGCTGCAACTTTACTCGGCCCAACCGAAGCAGTCACCGTTGGACCTGGAGGTGCTGGAGGTGTAGCGCAAACCAACAACAACGCAAATGGCTTACTGGGAGGCCCCGGAGGAAACTCTTCGTTTGGATCTTGGGTAGCTACAACCGGAGGTGGAGGGGCGCAAGCTGTAACAACAGCCAGCGGTCCTGCTGGAGCATCCTCTTCTTCTCGTGCCATTTTTCTTGGCGCTAATGGAGGCGCCGGAAGCGTTGGGGCATCTCCGGGAACTAACGGCGTCAATTCTATCGCTGGCGCTGCGGGCGGGGGCGGCGGAGGCGGCTTAACTCTTACGACACCAACACCAATTGCCGGAGGCGCAGGGGGATGCGCGCTCGCCTCTTTTATTACTGGCGGCATAGCTCCAGCAGGCACAGCAGGTGGAGGCAATGGTCAGGCCGGACCGGCGGCAACCGCCAATACGGCAATTCCGGGGAGTGGAGGAGCGGGCGGGGGGTCATCAACTTCTGCCGCAAATGGGGGCAACGGCGGCGCTGGCGGGCTTTACGGTGGCGGTGGCGGCGGGGGTGGTGCTGGGCTTGATAACGTTAACAACTCTGGCGCTGGCGGTAACGGTGCACCGGGCATTGTGATCGTTACGACCTATTTCTAATGTCCTTCCTCGCCAAACTTCTTCCCACCATCGCAAGCTGTCTCGGCTCACCGTTAGCCGGGGCAGCGGTGGAGGCTGTTGGAAAGGCGCTTGGGATGAGCGAGGCGACTACGGACAAAGTGCAGCGGGCACTTACCTCGGGCAACCTCACCGCGGAGCAGATTGCCGCATTGCAGGCTGCCGACATGCAGCTCAAGACCCGTATGGCGGAACTTGGGATCGACGCCGAGAAACTGGCCGCAGAAGACCGGGCAAGCGCTAGGGCGATGCAGACGAACACCGGCAGCTGGGTTCCTTCCGCACTGGCGTGCAGCGTCACCGTTGGCTATTTCGCGATCCTAATGGGGTTGATGAGTCACCGGCTGGAACTCGGCAACTCCGAGGGGCTGACGCTGCTGCTGGGCTCACTGACAACCGCATGGGGGTCTATTGTGGCTTTTTACTACGGGGCGTCACACTTCCCGCAGGGAGGCGAAAAGAAATGACCATCACCCCCGGCAACCTCTCCATGTTACTCGCTATCGCATCATCCATTGCCCCTGGCACCTGGGCGTTGGTGGCGGGGATCGCTGGCGTTGCTGTGGGCTTTTTTGGAAAACAAATTTATGACCGTGCTCCCCGTCTCGACGATACCAGCAATGCAAGCGCGTTACCTCGGCGCAACCCCGCCCGCCGGACTCGTAGTTCTATCGGTCGCAAAAAGAGTCCTCCCGCCAGCTAGCACTGACGGCGTGGGGCTTCCCGCCGATAAAATCATGCCTTACTCTGGAATTTATGACGCCTCCGGACGACTCCCAACTGTACCAGGACCAGGCACAACTTTCCTTGCCCGTGTCTAATCGCCATCTGCTCGACCTCGCGACCGTTAATCTGGCAAACGTCAGCGCACTAGCGCTCTCGTTGAGCGAGGTCGAGCAGTGGATCCGGGTGGCCGGATGTTTGCTAGCTGGCATTTTTACGGCGCTGAAAATCGTGGAGACGATACGCGCTTTGAAAAAATGACAATCGACGAGAAACAGTCGCACCTAAAACGCGTGGCCGCTGACCTAGGCGAGCATTTTGATTGCGTGCAGATACTGGCTCACGACTCAGACTCAGACACTTACCAGACTTTTGAGGCGGGCAGTGGCAGCCTTTACGCACGGATGTACCAGGCGATGCGCTGGTCCGAGCACCCGACGGAAGCCGAACTAATTGAGGAGGACGACGAAGATGAATCTTAGTGCACGCGGCATCAAATCAATCATTGCTTGGGAGACTGGCGGGCAGGCCGAGTACGACCCTAACCCAGAATGGCCTGGTGAGAGCAGCGGCGTTACCATCGGCATCGGCTGGGATCTCGGCATGACTCCCGCGACCGAGACAACTAGGGCGTGGGCGCCGCACTTGCCAGCCTCGACGCTGGCCGCGCTTGTCGGCGTCTCTGGCAGGACTGGCGAGGCTGCGCAGACGGTGTTGCCCTACGTCCGCCACCTTACGATCCCGTGGGCGGCGGCGCTGGCCGTATTTGAGGCGACGACGCTGCCGACCTGGTATCTGCGGACGCTTAGAATCTACCCGCAGGCAGAGGAGCTGCCCGGGGACTGCACTGCGGCGCTGGTTAGCTTGGTGTTTAATCGTGGCGCAAGCCTGACAGGCGAGCGCAGGCGGGAGATGGCAAACATCCAGGCGCTGCTCAAAACGGGCAATCTCAAAGAGATTCCCAACCAGTTCCGCGAGATGGTGCGGCTGTGGCCTAACAGCAAGGGACTTAGGCGCAGGAGGCAAGAGGAGGCCGAGTTATTCCAAGGTGGACTAATTCCGGCTGGGGAGTAGCGTAGGCGTTGGGATGGCGCGCCACGATCCCCGCAACTGCCGCATGGTGCGCAGGGAGAGCCTGCGACGGGGCTCATGTTACCTCATGAAACAAAGGCACTTGCGACGCTAATTTGACAACCAAGCGGGCTTGGCTAGGATGGGGGGATGATTGTCATGCCCGCAAACGCCACAGGATGGTTTTGGCACTGTATTGCTAGAGAGACGGGGCGCATTGGGCATTTGTTTTCACCTGGCGCGCAACGTGGTCCGTGGCCGTGGTTTCCGTATGCACTCGACAACGGTGCTTTTTCCGCGTGGGATCAGGACGACAACGTGTGGCGCGAGGATCTGTGGGACGTGGAGGCGTGGCGCAAAATGATCCGCTGGGCACAGGCACAGGCTCAACAACCACGGTGGGCAATCGTTCCAGATTGGATCGGCTGTGGTGCTCGCACCATTGAGCGTTGGTATCAGTTCAAGAAGGAAGTGCCGTTTGCAAAAGCTCTGGCAGTGCAAGATGGAATGAGCGTTGCGCAGGCGAAAGACATCAATCCAGATGTGATTTGCGTGGGAGGAACAACGGAGTGGAAGTGGGCGACCGTTGAAATGTGGGCAAAATCATTTCCGCGCGTACACGTCTTGCGCGTCAACTCTCCGCAAAAACTGGCTTATTTGGACCAGCTCGGAGTTGAGTCTTGTGACGGCACTGGCTGGAACCGAGGCGATAGGACGCAAACCAGAGGGCTGGAACTTTGGGCGCGTCAAACCCCAATTCCCGTGCAGTCGATGCTTTCCGATTACGTTTGCAAACAACCAGACAAACAGCAACTTACGTTTTTATGAGTCCACACGAACATCACGCTGAATGGTCAGCGGTAAACCATCCGCAGCACTACACTTCTCACCCATCGGGCGTGGAGTGCATCCAAGTGGCCGAGCACTTTAATTTTTGCATCGGCAACGCCATCAAATACTTATGGAGGGCAGGCAACAAAGGCGACGCCGTGCAGGATTTGCGCAAAGCGATCTGGTACATCGAGCGTGAGATCAACCGCATTCAGCCTGCACAGACTGGATCCAGTTGTATCTCAAGCACTTAATAAACATGAAAACCGCTGACGCTAGAGAGTTTCGGAGATTGATGATGGATGCCTTCAAAAAGGGACTGGTTAAGTTTCCCGACGAGCCATCAGAAGAGATGCATGTTTTTCCAGCGCCTGTTAAGAAGAAGCCAGTTATAGAAAGACCAAAAGAAGATCCAGAACATCCTGTTACGCTTGCCGAGCATTGTCGTCGTATTGCCAGCCTTGGAGGCAAGGTAAGGAGTGAAAGAAAAACAGCAGCAGCGCGTCAAAATGCCAGCAAATCGCGTCCTAAGTCTAGCGAGCTCAATAGGTTACGCAGGGCAAAAAATAACTGATAAAATAGCTAGCCAAGCGGGGTTGGCTGGCTAAGATAGGCGACATGACAACAAACACCGCATCCTTCATCTGCTCCTACTCCTGCCGCTACTCTGCTTATTCCGGCAGCGGCACATTCACTGTGGTTGCCAACTCTGCTGAGGAAGCAAAGAAGTTGGCTCGCCAGCACCTTATTGAAAACGGTGGCTTGGAAGGAATTGATTATAGCATCCGCAAAGCCTAGGCCGAAACGCCCGAGGGGGCGTCCACCCGTAAGGCGGGTGCTGACGAGGCCGTCAGAGTGAGACAACAAACCAAAAAACCCAAATGAACACCTACACCGTTTCCGTTTACAAAACCATCCCCGCACTGCCGCAGCTTGCCAAGCACCTCCTTGGATTTCAGCTGCGCACGGGATTTCCGATTCGCAAGGCGCTGGAACTCTACAAGCGCCCGATGACGTGGGAATACGGCAACAAGCGCGACGCAGAGCGCCAGGCTCGCAGCTTTCGCAAGGACGGCACAGGCCGCACCGTCATACTCACCGTTGCCGCCCGCTAATCGCCATGTCCACTTCACACTACTCTCGCCCCTACCAAGGGCCGACCCCGCCTAACCGCCCCAAACGGACAGCCTGGTATCTCGCCGGATTTGGCGGGCTCCTGCTGGTGGACATCCTAGCGCTGGCAGGATCCCGCGACTTGGTGGAGTCCCTGACGCTAGTCGGGCTGACCGTCATCAATCTCTGGGCACTCGACCGCTACTCACGATGAGCGGCACAATGAACGGGGCGCCGTATTACTCGGCACCGCACCGGCACCAAAAGAGCTACACCTCACAACTGGGCAGTCTAGCCAAGGAGACTATCAAGTCGGAGCTGGCCGAGCTGCCGGCACTGGTGGCAAGCGCCATTCGCAGGGGGCTTATCAAACGGCCCGACCCCGCTGGCCTAGTGCCAGTGCCAATCATTAAGCGCGGCCCTCTGGCAGAGTGGATGACAAGTGCTTGTGACGAGTGCGGGCTCAGTTTTGAGCGGCACAAACGCACGCTGACCAAGTGCCCGACGTGCCGCACGCCAATGCTCGAGTGCGGGAACTGTGGCAAACAGTTTCGCTCAGTTGACAAGAAAAAAGTCGGCTGCTCTACGGAGTGCAGTCAACTGCTGCAAGTGCTCAATTATAAACACAAGGTGGCTTGTTGCGTTGTGTGCCATGGCTCAATTTCAAAAAAGCGAATAGGCAGCGCGGTTGCAAAAACGTGCAGCGCGCAGTGCTCGGCAACTTATCGCAAAACGCGCAACGCTAGATTTTACGCAACACACAAAAAAACCAAATGAAAATCAGACACTCATCACTTCCGAAGCTGGCCCTCTGCGGCCAGTACGAAGGCTCACCAGGCAGCAGCCCGGCAGCCGAACGCGGCACCATGCTTGACCGCGTATTCCGCGACGCCTGGACAACCGGCGAGATCCCGCGGGACCTTAACGACGAGGACGCCGCCGCCATTAGCTGGGCACTCGGCCAGTGCATCCAACTTGGTGGCGGTGCAGACGGGCTCCTGACAGCGGACGCAGATTGTCGGGTGCAGACGGCGGGGCTAGAGCACACTGGCACCGTAGACGGCGTGGCAACTCGGGCCAATTGGTCTATGGATCTCAAGAGCGGGCAGATCTACGACTACAGCGCACAGATGGCAGCCTACGCGCTGGGGCTCATGCAAATGAGATTCGAGCAGGAGTGGAGCACGCACCTGTTGTTTTGCGACCAGCGCAAACTGGTCACTCACCACTGGACCTACAAGTCTGCCAGCGACCTAGTTCGTGGGATTCTTGCCAACGTCGGGACCGCGCCAAAGGAAAACGACTACTGCGGCTGGTGTGCAAAGTCGCTGACCTGTCCCGCTCGCGTTGCCAGCAAAGACAGCGCACTGGTGACAGTGGCGGGGCTCGCGCCAACCGTGCAGGACGAGGGGTTTCTGGCGTTGCTCAACGATCCTGACAGGCTCGGGCAGTTTCTGGCAGCCTGCTCAACGCTGGACGACTTTCGCGACGCCGCAAAAGAGAAGGCGCGCGGGCTCTTGGAAGCTGGAGTCAAGGTGCATGGGTGGAGGCTGCAAAAGCCTAGGGCATCCGAGTACATCGAGGCCGAGCACCTCGCCCAGGCTGTCAGCAACGGCGTGATTGGTGCAGGCGACGCGATCCGGGCGCAGGGCTCGATGAGCCTTAAAAAAGCTCAAGCACTCTGGAGTGCTGCGGGTGTGGTACTGCCGGATGAAATCGTGCAGCGGAAGATTGGGCAGGCTCCACTTGTTGCTGCAAAATGAGGACCATAGAACTGCGGGACTCTGTAGTTCCATTTAGAAACCATAAACTGGTTAGAGAACCAAAAAGCAGGGATCAAAAAAAAGCAGCCCGAGCAGCCCGAGCAGCAAAGTCACGGGCTTTGCGCGAGCGCTGTAAGCCAAAAGCATGAGCACGCAAAAACAAATCTGGGAGCTTCGTCGCAAACTCCGCGACGAACGCGCAAAGTTCAAAGAAACATCCGCAAAACTGACGGACGCTAGGCAGATCATCGCGTGGCAAGGCGAGTCAATACGGCTGCTCCGTGAGTCGCTCAACCACCTTGAAAACCACAGCGTGCTTGCCCGTATCTGGGCGCGACTTACTAAATAACCATGCAAGACATACCAAGAAACGAACTGCTGGATAAGCTGGCTGCTGGTTGGAAGGTGCGAAGGAAATCCTGGTATCTAGGTATTTTTTCTCACCGCGATCAAGATATTGGAATTGGCATGGATGAGTTGGTTGCAGATGACTGGGAAGGAAAGCCATCAAGAAGAAAAAGCAATCTGAAAGGCTGCACATGTCTTTTTGCCTTTGAGCAGTTAAAAAACGGAGCCAGCTACATCCGTAGGGCAGAATGGACAGACGACGAGGGCTATGTATCTGGAACAGAAGATATTTACATGTCCATAGAAGACTTGCTTGCGATTGATTGGGAGATATGGGAATGACCCAAAACTACATCGCAATCGACCCAGGCGTAGGCGGCGGGATCGCCTACATCGACACCGACGGGAGTGTGCATGCACTGCCAATGCCGGGCACGCTACACGACATGGATACGCAACTGATGATCCTTTGCACTGCGCACAACACGACCAGCGCAGACACACCTACAGTGTTTCTGGAAGAACTGCCGAAGTTTGCGGGCAAGATGTCCGGCAGTAGCATGGCAACCATGTTCCGCAACTACGGCAGGATTGAAGGCATCCTTGCCGCCTATGGGGCCCGGATTGAGTATCTGCCGCCCAAGAAATGGCAGCAGGTTCTCGGCCTTGGTGACAAGAAAACGCACGGGAACCGCTGGAAGGCTCACCTTAAAGGACGCGCACAGGCGCTTTATCCAAAACTTTCAGTCACACTGAAAACCGCAGACGCTCTCCTCATCCTTGAGGCTGGGCTAAAAATGAAAACCAAATGCAACTAATACCATTCGATCAAACAAAGTTGATGGCGGAAGCCATTGCCAAATCCAAACTGTTTGGCATCCAGACCGCAGAGCAGGCCCTCGCGCTGGGCTTACTGTGCCAAGCCGAGGGACGGCATCCAGCCGAAGCAGCCCGCGATTATCACATCATCAACGGCAAGCCGTCCTTGAAAAGTGAAGCCATGCTTGCACGGTTCCAGCAGGCTGGAGGCCGCGTGGAGTGGCACGACTACACACACGAGGCAGTCTCAGGGACGTTCACTCATCCCCAAGGGGGCAGCTTGAAGGTAAGCTGGACCATTAAGGACGCCGAGCGCGCTCAATTGACGGGCAACCCGACCTGGAAGAAGTTTCCGCGACAGATGCTCAAAGCCCGGTGCATCTCCGAGGCAGTGCGCGGGATTTACCCTGGCGTCCTGTCTGGCCTTTACGCACCTGAGGAAGTGGCAGAGTTTGGTCCGGTGACAGTGCAGACCGAACCGGAACCGATCCAAATTGAGGCCACCTCGCAACCGCTGCCGGAACCAATCCAACGCATTAACCCGATGCAGCGGCTCCTGTCAGACAAGACCGACGCGCAACGTGAAAAAATCACCGCAGGAGCACGGAAAAAGGGCTGGATCACGCCAGACCAGACCTATTTGGACATCCCGGCAGACATTGCCACGCAGGCAGTGGCCTTCCCTGAGCGTTTCTTTGCAGCCTTTGGAATCTAACCATCAACCAAAAACACACCATGCCATCATTGAAAATCGAATCCACTGAACAGACCCAGAACATTGGCCCAGGCATCCATCTGGCACGCATCGAGCACGCGATTGACGCCGTTTCCAAAGCCGGAAACGAGATGTTGCAACTTGAGGTTAAAGTGGGCCCGCTGACCTTCAAGAGTTGGGTCGTTTTCACCTCCAAGAACTCGCGCAACGTGTCCGAGTTTGCTACTGCCATCGGTAAAAAGGTGGTGGAAGGGAAAACGCTGACCATCGAAACCGAAGACTGCATCGGCAAGATCGCCAAGGTAGAACTGGCCGAAGGGGACCGCATTAACGAGAAAACCGGCAAGGGCTACTTGGAAATCAAACGCTGGCTGCCATTGAGCGCCGGTGCGTCTGACGAACTCGCCTCTGACGAGATCCCGTTCTAATCTGACCATCCGGGGGGCGCGCATCCGATCAACGCGCAACACTTTTGAGGAGACAAATGAAAACCAAAAACCAAGAGGCAGAGAGGATTGCATCAGAGCTAGAGCAGGCGCACAAGGCGCTGGTAGGCTGTGGGCAGGCGGGGATTGACGGTGACAGCATGGAAACGTGGACGCTTGCCAAAGCCGTGCAGATGTTCGAGGCGACCCTTGAGGCAGAGACGTTGTCGCCGTTTGCTCGGATGCAGCGAGACTTTGAGGCGGCGCTGTAGCCATGAGCGACATCACGATCCCGCAGGCCGACCAGGCCGAGCGGGCGGTGTTGGGCTGTCTACTTTTTGCGCCACAAACAGCCCTTCAGATCGTCACCAGTTGCGGGCTTCGAGCTGGTGATTTTTACGATCCACAACTGGCTTCAATCTTTGCCGGCATCCGGGCAGCAGCAGACGAGGGGGCTAGTTTGGACCCCATTTCGGTGTTCCACCGATTAGCGACCCAGGGAATCCCGTTTGGGGTAATCTCTGACCTGTCGGCAACCATGCCAAGCCTGCACCCGCTGCCAGACTGGTGCGGACTGGTGCAGGACGCATCACGGCGTCGGGAATTGCTGGCAAAGCTGACACATGCGACCCAGGCACTCTCTGCGGGAGAGCCAACGGGTGACGTTGTGGCGAGCCTAGGCGATGCGGTGACGGTAGCGGCGGCCGAACAGGGATTGGGCGAGGTGCGGCAGACTAGCTTTGCCGAGTTGCTGGAATACGATACCAAACACGACCCCAACACGGTACTAGGCGACCGTTGGCTCTGCAAAGGCGGCTCTGTGCTCATAAATGCTCAAAGTGGCATCGGCAAAAGCTCTCTGACCATGCAACTTGCGATTGGCTGGGCAATCCCTCGGGACACTGCCGAGCTTTCGACTTTTGGCGAACTGCTCACCTTTGGGATCCTGCCGGTGCGACCGCTGAAAAGCCTGATTCTGCAAGCCGAAAACGACCTGGGCGACCAGTCCGAAATCTTGCAATCGGTGGTTTGCAAATACGGCAAGGGCAATTGCGACGAGCGCGTTCGTGCCGAACTCAACGAGAGGCTGGTCTTTTACCGCGACAACACGCACGCCGGCGCAGAGTTCTTGCGAGTGCTAGAGGCTCTTGTGATCCGGCACTCTCCTGACATCGTCTGGATCGACCCGCTGATGTGTTACCTTGGAGACGATATTTCAGACCAAGCAGTGGTGACGCAGTTTTGCAACGCGCTAAACAGGATCAGCAGCAAGACGGGCGTCATCATGGCCTTGATCCATCACCTTCCAAAGCCTCGCGAGGGCACGACACGCACTGACTCAGACTTGGCCTACGCTGGTTTTGGAAGCTCTGCGCTCACAAACTGGGCCAGAGAGGTTGTCACATTGCAGCGGGTGGAGACACCCGAGGGCGACCCGCCGACATGCTCACTGACGATGACTAAGCGGCGACTACGCGCGGGGATGATGAGCATGGACACCGGCAAGTTTTCGGCCCGCATACACATTAGACACAGCCCAAATCCTGAGCGGGACGGCATGATCTGGAAGCCATGCGCAAAGCCGATTTTAGAAGACAAAGACCCTAAAAAACGCAAATGAAAGCACGCTCTGAAAACCCAAAGCAGGAAGGCCCTTTTGCCTGGCAGACCCGCGAGGCTGCCAAGATTGCAGGCCAGTACGGACCCAATCATTACGCTGTTTACCATGCACTGACCCATTTTCAAAGTGCTGCAGGGACCGACCAGAAGCGTCGTTTTGCAGCCTCCTACGAGCAGCTGGCCGACCATATTGGAGCGTCTAAAAATACCGTTTCTAGGTGCCTTCCTGACCTTCAAAAAGCCGGGCTGATCCGCATCTTTTCCGGCGCAAATGGAGCACTTAGGGCAACCCGAAACGCCTTTTGTTTGCTCTCGATTAGCCACCCCTCACAGGGTCATGGCAACCCCTCACAGGGTGAGCACGTGAAACCCTCACAGGGTCACGACGTGAAACCCTCACAGGTGTGCAAGAAGAGAACAGAGAACAATATCTCCGCGCCGCCCCAAGCGGCAGCGGGAGATATAGAGAAAGAAGAACCCGAGCCCGCTTGCTCGCGCTTGAGGCGCGGCAGCGGCTCAAAGAACGAAGAGGCCGAGATTACCGACCCCAAAGACATAGCAAGACTGGCTCGCATGAAAGCCGCCTTAGGATTTCTCTAAAGCTCAGACCAAAACCAACCGACTACAGACCCATGACCCTTGACTTAGCCAACGTAACCAAGGCCGACGTGTACGCAGCCGCCCAAGACCTGGGCGAGCGACTAGCTCGGCAGATTGAGATCAACCAAGCACTCCGCGATCAAAAGATTGCTGAATGTATTGAGGCGCACAAACTCGAAATTGAACTTGCTGGAGCAAACGAAGAGATTGGCAAACTGCAAAACGAGATTACCGCGCTGCTATCCCGACCCTGCCTAGCATGCGAAGTAGTGCACCCGGCGCTGCATGAGCGCAGGTTGGATCTGGAGGCGCATTTTGAGCGGGCGTGCGAAATGCTCAACCAGATTGACGTGGACACCGTGGGGCTAACCTACGGTTCCATTGTATCGTTTATCCGCGACCGGCGTGAGCTTAACGCAGCTAGACGGCCAACCAACGCACAGGGAGCCTAAGTCTGATGGCCTAACTACCGAAAGCAATATGACCACAGCATACCAAATAAAAAAACTGACCTACCGAGTCTCGCACGACTGGACGCCTTACCGATTTTGGACGGTGCAGGCTGAGAGCGAAATTGAGGCCCGCATGGAAGTTGCGGCTGAACTGGAATGCGATTTGAGCGAACTGGAGGCAACACTGAAATGAACCAACAACAAGAACTCGACCAACTGTGGGACATGCTCGCCAGAGCAATGTCAGTGATTGATGACCTGACTAACTTAAGGCCGCCGTGCGCACGGACTCAGCAAGAGATTGATGACCTCATTGATGACATCCGCGAACTGGAGGGGCCACAGGAATGACTGACGAACAAATCAACGCGGCAATTGCGCAGGCGTGTGGGATTGTGGGCAAGAGCGGCGAGATTTACAAAACGCCTGATGGATGGGTGGTGGACTGCCCTCAGTTTGCTACCGACCTCAACGCGATGCATGAGGCGGAGAAGGTGCTTAAAGGCTACAAGGAGATCCACTCCTACGTCTGGCACCTAAAAAACAGAAAAGACTGGGACACTGACTTTAAACTGATGGAGGTCCACATCTCAGCAAAAGATAGGGCAGAGGCGCTCCTTCGCACGCTGGGTAAATGGGAGGAGGGGAATGACACCTATTGAACGCCTGGAAAACCACTACCTCATCGAGGCGCTCAAAATGCACTTGCAGGAGGCCAAAGCTAGAGCACTGCGGGCCGAGGCCAGAGCAGCAGCACTGGAACAACAGATGCGCAGGGAGGGCTGGACACAGGAGGATCTTGACGAGGTGGAAGGGGCAAAATGAATTTTATGAGATCAATTCAAAGCAGGCAAAAAACATCTGAATCTATAAAAAAATGGCATCAGCAAAATCCATTTTCAAAACAAACAAAAACAAAAATTTCTTTAAGTGTAGCAATGGCTCACAAAGAAAACAGGGCTGGAGGTTTCAAAAAAGGAAACGAGTTAAATAAACGAAAAACTGCAGAAACAATAGCAAAATCGCTAGCTGCTTGCAGGATAGCTGTTATCGGGAGCAATGGGTTTGGAAAAATGAAGCGTGGGTTGCAAGATCATATTTTTTGCAAACATTGGATTATTGAATCGCCAGAAGAAGAAAGATTTGAGTTTAACAACTTACTCGAGTGGTGCAGGGTAAATGTTAATTTGTTTCCGCCCGATTTACACAAATGCAAAAAACCGTTGTATCATAGAGCTGCAATGGGGATTTGCCGTCAGTTAAAAAAAGAAAAATATCCGAGAACTCATTGGAAAGGCTGGCGCCTCATCAAAATGTCAGACCTTGACGAGGTGCAGCCTAGTGTGCATCACTGACTGAGACAGAGCTCGCCAAGGCTTAAGCCTCAAACCGGCGGGCCAAACTGCGGGGACGCCCGCTCGGGAACGCCGCCAAGAGTCAATGGGCGTGACAGCCGGGAGAGACCGGCAACACCCAATGATTGACGACGCCGATTATTCCGCCGCCTGCGATGACCTTGCCGACATAGGGCTCGACGAGGATCAGATCGACGACGTGTGGCGCTGGCACCGTGTCACCGCTAGACGACAGGCGCAGACAGCGGGAGGCGTGGCCGTGGTGCGGCTGCTCGGGTATATCTTTGGAGGCAACAAAGGCGCGAGCATCCAGATCAGGGCAGTGGGGTTGCTGTTCGCGTTCGACCTGGAGCACCTCGCGGGCTTTACGAGCATGGACCAGGCGGCCGAAACGATAGGTTGCACACAGCAGGCGCTGACGGTGGGTGCTAAGGGGGCGAGGAAGGCTATAGAGGGCGATTAGGGGTGTCCCTACCCCCTATAGGGAGTCTCCTAGGGTGCTTTTTCGTCGGGGTGAGGTCAAGGACG